AGCAACCGCCTCAAGCACAGCGTCCGTCACCGTCGAGATCAGGTCCGGCGAGACATCAATGCCGTAAAGCTCCTCCAGATGTCCGCGGATCTCGCGCACCGTCATGCCGCGTGCGTACATCGAGATGATTTTGTCGTCGAAATCGGGGAAACGCCGCTGGTACTTCGCGATCAGCTTGGGATCAAAGGTGCCTAACCGATCGCGCGGAATATCCAGCGTCAACTTCGATGAACCGGTCAGCATCGTCTTCTTTGAGGTGCCGTTGCGGCGATTGCCGAGCCCTGCCTCGGCCTCGGTTTCAAGGTGATCGTCCAGCTCGGCAGCCAGCATACGCTCCGAAAGCGCCTTCTTCAGCTCGTCAATCAGGCCGTTCTTGGCGAATAGCTCCTGGGGGTCTCGCCCAGCCAAAAGCTGGTCCAGTAACGCTTTGTCTATGGCCATATCGATGGGTCCTTTCATTCCATCCATATGACCCCACGCACAAAATTACTGATAGGCCCCAATGATCCGCTGACGCGGCGCTGGATTGAAGGGATCACAACCTTTGAGGCTCTCACCGGCAAACCCGCATCGAGGACGCGCCCCATGCTCCAACGCCATGGTGCAAAGATGGCCTTTGAAAAACTGGTAGACCGAACATCCGGTACCTCTGGTTTTGAACAGATGATTGAAGCGGGACTTCACGATATGACCGCAGAGTGGATTGTGCTCGAGTTCAAAGATGTGTTCGACGACCGCATCCGTGATTTGGCAGAGGAAAGGCTTTCCTCGGCTGGAGTAGAAAAGCGACCGTGAGCGCAAAAAAAGGCGCTAGTAGCCTCACCCATACTCACTCCCCACCTGCTGATTCTTCAACACCACTGTCATCATCCGCTGCGCCGTCGCGTTAAACGCAGCGCGGAACTCAAAACTCGCCTCCACCCCCGCCGGCCCTTCGATCGGCGTCTTGGCCAGAGCCAGATACACCTCATGCAGCGTGAAGCTCAGGCTGCGATTGGCATCAATGGTAAACCCAAAGCCAAATTCCGCCGGCGTGCCATTCTGTGCCTGCGTCAGCAGCGTGGTATCCGCAAAGCGTGCCGTGATCTGCCCGGTTGCGCGCGCTATGCCGGGATCGGCGCCCTCAATCTTGCGATCCGCGCGAATGGTACGCACCGCCTCAATGCTGTTGGAATAGGCCAGCCGCGCCCCGGTCACCTGCGCAAGCGCCGCACCACCGCGCGTGATGGAACCCTGCGCCTTGTGGAATGCTGTGTATGCTGCCGTCGTTGGCGTCCCGCCCGAGGATGCAGCACCGCGCGCAGAGCCCTGAGCAATCACCTTGATCGTCGCCGTGGCCGGTCCGGTCGGGCTGAAATCCATCTCCAACGCATCTGCGCGCGCACCAGCGCAAAGATCAAAGCTCGGCACATCGGGATAGCCGATTTCGATGGATTGAGATGGCAAGGCCGCCGCGCCAGAACCAAAGCTATGCGTGAAATTCGGTGCCGTGCCGGTGGTGGTTGGCGCGCCCAGCAATAGCCGCAGCCAATGGCCGAAATTCACCAGATCAACCGGCACCACAATATCACCCTGCACCGTCACCGTATCCAGAAACGGCGCGGCAGGATCGCGATTGCCGCCGAGCCCGATCACATCCGCATCCAGCAACGCCTGCTCCGCGCCCAGATTGCAGGTCAGGAAGGGCACGCGCCGCCAATTGCCGCCAGGCGGCGTGCCATAGCTGGCCTCGGGAATCATCAACAGGCGCGAATTCGCGCCAATGGCACGGGGCATCGGTTTTCTCCTGGTGCGGGATCAGGCCAGCGGAGAGCCGGCGACGGTAAAGAACAAGGTGATGGGCAGCGCGGCAGCGCGTGTAGCGGCGACGCCTTCGGCTTCCACATCCTCAAAGGCTGGCGCGCTGGGCTGGGCATATTCCACCGCACCGCCCAGGCTTGGCTCAGCGGTGATGGCAGCGGCGATATCCATCAGCAACGCATCCAGCAGCACGGTATCGCTAGCCAGCACCTCAATCTCGGCGCGGTGTTCAATCGCATAGGCCAAGGGCGAAAGGATCGGCGTTTCCGCGACACTCTCCCCATCGCGCAGCACCACCAGCCCGCCCGCGGGCAGGCGCTGCGGCACGGTTTCATTGCGGCGGATGCTTGGCGCCGGGTTGCGCGCGGCCAGGCTGGCGTTCAGGCGCGCCAACAGGGCGGTCAGGGCGGCTTCACGCGTGCTCATGTGCTTCTCCCTGTCTCGGCGGCCCAGGCCGCCACAAATCGCCCCGGCAGGCGGCGCAGCGCGCGGAGCGACGCACCACGCACATCCAGCCGTTTTGTGAGCTTCACCTGCGGCAGCAGCAGGAACATCGGCACCATGCCGCGCGCGAGCAGCCCGCGCACCCAGGCTTCGCGGCCCTTGCGATTGCCTGTGCCGATTTCCGTGACGCCTCCGGCGATCAGCCGCGTGCGCCGCCGTCTGCTCGTTTGTTCCCCGGCGCGCAGAGGCAGGCACCAGACAAATCCACGCCCGGATTTGAACGGCCGCAGAAACGCCTGGCCCGAGGTCACCATTTGCGCCGGTGTCACACGCAGGCCCTTATCGCCACGCCCGCGCCAGCCGCGTGCGGCATTGAAACCTGTCGGGATGGCGAGGAATTTCCGCCCTCCCTTGGCGCGGATCAGCGCCCCGCGCTCAAAGGCATCAATCACCAGGGGCGTCTTGGTCCAAACGAGCCCTGCGGCGCGGAGTGATACGCCCGTGCGGGGAAAGACCTGCGCGCGCCAGGCATTGGCGATGCCGCGCGCCTTTCCGCCAAAGGCTGCGGTGACCTGGGTGCGTAGTTCCTGCTTAAGCGCCTCAGTCTCCTGCCGCACAGCGCGGGAGGCTGCGCGTTCCCCGGCGCGCACTTCCTCAACCAGGGCTTGGCGCAGATTGCCGATACTGGCGGTCAGGCGCATCAGCGTTGGCAATAAACCCGCCACGCGGTGCCGGAACCATCCCGCGTCGCGTGGCTGACGGTGAGCAGATCGGCGCCAATGGCAAAGCTATCGCCCGGCGCAAGATCGGGCAGCAGGGCGATGGGGACCGACAGGATATCGCTTGCCCCAACGATCTCCGTGTCAAAGCCACTGGCGATCCGATCTGGCGAGGTGCGCAGCACACGCAGCGCCACCGGGTTGCCGGTGCCACCAGCGCGATAGAGTGCGTCCACACCGAGATGCGGGTCCGCGATTAGCGCGGCCATGGCGCTGTCAAAGGCGCTCATCGTTTCAGCACCTCGACAATGCGCGGCAGCGTCTTTTCGGCGGAACGACCAATGACGTAGCCGCCGAGGCCGATCTCAACGATCCCCCACAGTTTCAGCGCCTCGGCTTCACTGATCCCCGGCGCAGACCAACCGAGCCAGCGTGCAACAATCAACAGGCCAAAGGTCAGCATCAGGATTGGGCGCCAGCAGGCGGCGAGCCAATGCTCCGATTGCGCTTCGGCCTTGATGATATCGGCGGCGGCTTTCTCCAATTCACCCGCGCGCGCCAGCAAGGCGGCATTGAGTTCCGCCTCCGCACGCTGCCGTGCCTCGGCATCCGGGAATAGGCGTTTCAGCGCATCACCCAGGATCGGCACCAGCGCGGGAAGTAGCGCGGCGATCATGGATATTTCCCCCGGTCCAATTCGAAATGCGGACCATCGGGAAAGCTCGGCCAATCACCGCCCCAGGTGATCGCGACGCCAAGCTTTTGTGCCGCGCCCTTCATGGCGCTGGCGAGTTGCGCATATAGCGGCCAATCCCAGCGGATCTCGCCTTTCTCCGGCACGCCATCGCCGTCATCGAGCCAATAGCCGAGATCCACGGCATGGCCCGTCAAATGCCGGCTGTTCATGGTGCGCGAGGCACCAAGCGCGACAAGCTTGGCTTGCCTTTCACGCGAGCGAAGCCCCTCCAGCACGATGAAGGGCGCGGCCTTGCGTGCCTCGATCACCACGCGCACCAGATGGGGATGCACGCCTTGCAGGCGTTCATGGTCACGCGCCAACAGGTTCGTCATGCT